ATGTTAGAGCGTGCGCTCTCAGTAACGGATTCACCGAAATCTAAAAGCACATCATAGAGTGCTCCCTGTTCAAATAGCTCAGCTAAGATGCTCATTCTTTTACCTCAGACTCCTCTTTTATCTTGTTAAAGAATTGGATTAATGGTAAGCCAAATTTGACAGGCATCTCTTGAATGAAAGCGTCAAGTTGCTTTAAGTGTTCCTCTGTTAAGTTCATATTAGAAAGATAAAATTGTTACTCCTATTGCCTGCGCTACGCATTGCTCCACCCATTCATTCGATTCACCCCACGCTGCGAACTCCTCTTCGGTGAGTGTGTAGTTTCCATTGCTCAAAACCTTTGAAGGTACTTCTTCAGTTCCTTCAGATTTCAATTCATAGTAGGTAGTGCAAGTTGTTGCAGTTGTTTCAAAGTTCAAGATTAGAACTGTCATTTCTGTTGCCGTTCCCTGATTCAAGGGAAAAACTATTGGTTGTATTTTAGCCATGTAATAAATTATTATACTGATGTTATTGTTTCCCACGCTGTTGTATAAACGCATAGCTTGTTTAGTGTTGTATCGTAAACAACCAACCCTGCCGCAGGTGAAGCGATAGCGTTCTTCTGTGCTGTGGTCATTCGTGGAGGAAGAAAGCCTTTTGTGGTAGAAGCTACGTCTACTTGAGCAGATGCGTGAGGAGTAAGATAAGAAGCGTTAAAAGCGCATCCGTTAGGTGCATTAAAACGAATTGAATTACCACTACCCACTTGAATAATTGTAGATGAAATGTCTATTGAAGCAATTACAGCAGAAGCCATTGTAACTACTTTATCACTACCGCCATCCTTAACAGTTAACATTGAAGTTCCTACGCTGTTGCGTACGGTAAATGATGTAGTCGCAGAGGTGCTTCCCGTTCCCGTAACCCTCGCCGTTCCATTCACATCTAACTTGAAACCAGCGTCTGTTGTTGTACCGATGAGAACGTTTTTAGTTGTAGTAATTCTAAACGTTTCATTGAATGTGTTTGAAATATCATAGCCAAAAATTAAGTTATCATTATTCGCAGCAATTATTGTACTTCCTGAAGTTGGACCACTACCAGCACCAATATAAAGTAAAGCAGGTGAAGTACCACCTATTCTTGATATTGAAAACAATTGATGCCTAACAGAACTTTGATTTATACTTATTTTAGTTGCTAATGATTCACCAACACTAAAAACAGATTGAACTAATGACGTGCTATAAATATCAAATTTAGCAGATGGCGAAGCCGTACCAACCCCCAACCTTCCATTCGTATTATCCCAAAACAAGTTAGCAGATTGCTGCAACACATTCCCCGTACCTTGAAATAGCACACGACCTATTGTTCCGCTTGTGATAGGTGTAGTGCCTACCGTTAAGCCTGAAAGTTTTGAATTGAATGTAGTCCAATCCGCAGAACTCAATGCACCTCTGTTCGCTGCGCTGGCTGTTGGTACATTCAAAGTAATTACGGGAGTAGTTGTGCTCGTTGCTACTGTGCTGCTTAAATCAGTTCCTGTTGTGCCTAAGGTTAAGGCTGCTACACTTGTAACCGTTCCACCTGATGAAGGTGCTGAATTGGTTATAGTAAAGTTAGGATAGGTGCCTGATGTAGTTATACCCGTTCCTGCTGTTAAGGCCACTACCTGATCGGGAGCCGAATTAGTTACCGTTATGCTGCCGCTACTTGTAATAGGCCCACCGCTTACGCTGATGCCTGTACCTGCTGTTAATCCTACACTTGTTACTGTGCCTGCTTGAGAGGCATACCATCCTTTTACTCCTGCTCCATTAGTACCATAGTAGTAGGAGTTACCCGGTGCTTCTAAGTCATTATCTAAGCTAACAAATACCCCGTTCTGCTCTAAGCTCTCAATAAATTGCAGTGATCCAAAGCCGCTGCTATTTGAGTTAGTAGGTGTGTTATAGTTCCAACTTGCAGGGATAGAGCATGCGCTCCAATCGTAATCCATGCTCAGCTCAATTATTCCTGTTACTCCCGTTAGTGTGTGAGTGTATTGCTCAACAAATGGCTCAGAGTTAACCGGGCGAGTAAGCAGCACATCATCACCGAACATCTGCCCTAAGTGAATCTCGTTAATTAAATCTTGAAAGATAAGTGAGCAGTCAGTAATACTCTCAGCTTGGTAGCCTGTCTTATCTTCTTTGTCTCTTGGTAGATCAGATATAAATATCTCAAAGCTAAAAGCTCTTGTGCCTGGCGAATAGTTAATAGCTCGTGGCTTAACGTGCATCCATGGCCACTCAGCCTCTTTCTCTAAATCTGCTTGGCTAATCTCACCATGCGTAAACCTACGCAGTTGGAAGTGCCCTGCTGCGAACTGTCTAAACCTATCTACTATGACATTGTATGTGTAGTTAATTGTGCTCATATCTTATAGTGGAATTTAAGTAAGCTTTTGTTGTAGGCTGTTAGCATAATCCATGGCATAGGTCAAATGGGTGAAGATGGTAGTAGCTCGGGTGTTGGTTATGGCATCGAACTTAGTTACATCTCTCTCTGCCATCTCCTCTATGACGTGCCACCATTGGTACACACTTGCTAATGTTTCACCTCTTCGGCTAACTGAGTTATCTCCCTCTTCAGCTTCTCCAGCTCCTTCTCTAAATATTCGGGTGTATTGCTCACTAAATCGTTTCTGAGTATCGAAAAAAAAAGCAGCGCAGCATTAACATTGGCTAAGTTTAGCTGCCTCATCTGAGGTACATACTTAAGATGTATGGAGCTATCATACTCCTCTATCTTGTACTGCAAATTAATCTCTGCTGTTACCGGTCTGTACAGAATACACATTAGCTCAGGTAGCTGCTGAGGAAAGTTCTTACTGAACTCGGATAGGTCTAACCACTCTCCAAAGCTCATGCTCTTTAGATCGGGATGAAAGCCGAACTTTACTCCATCAATATCTATGAATTGCTTAAATACTTTCTCGTCATTACGCAGGCCATTGGAGTAAGCTAATACTATCTTCTCAATGGTAGCCATATCTATCTTGCGTATATCATCACGCTTCAATCCTGTGATGGCTTGAATCTGAGAGACGCTATCTGTTCCGGCATTAAGGAAATCTACATACTTGCCCAGCGTCTGATCACTGTATTTTGTCGTTATTATCTTCTCGCTCATACTTAAATATTTGTACCATCTATGGTTATGTTAATACTCTTTATTTCTGTGCTAAGTTCCTGTCTCTCTATGTAACCCCTACCCTTACCCTGCGTTTTAAGGTAAAAGATTATAGCTGATGTGTTAGGTGCATCTTTAATCGTTACTATCTCCCCATCGTGAGTTAAGGCTTGGCGTTCTGCTCCCTCCATCAGCTTCTTAAGCTGTGATTCTGCAAAGTCTAAAGCTACATTCTTAAGTGAAGCTACAGCAGCATTATACTCAACATCATCTTTAAGCCAAGCGTAATGCGTTTCTCTACACATGCCTACCGCTAAGGCAGCTTCAGATACATTGCCAAGGCTCTTAGTTAGCGCTTGAATCATAGCATCTTTTTTAATTGTCAGTTTGTGTTGAGGCTCTTCCGAGTTTGGCTCTATTTCACTTCCGAGTTTGGCACTCATGCTAACTTATTCTTAAAGTGTGTTATTAACTGCTCCATCTTAGAGTCATAGTATTTAGCAAATGTAGTAAATCCCTCACTATCAACCTCATAAACTCTAAACATTGTGTTCCTTAATCTTTGAGATGGTTTCTTAAGTGTATCTTCTAACTCTGATTTCAAGCTCTCTACTGCATCTAACTCCTCACGTCTAAAGCTCTCATCTTTAAATGCAAGATAACCGAACTGATTGGCTGTGCCAAAGAGCTCAGCAGCTTGCGCTGGTGTGAGCTCGTTAGTGCCAAAGGTAAGTTTAAGTGTCTTATCTTTTCGAGTGCCTACTGATTCAAGTTGTGCCGGTACTAATATCATTTGTCTAACTCAGATAGGTTAATGCCATACTCCTCAAGACATTCATTTAAGAGCGAATTTACGTATAACAAAATTTGCTTTTCATCTTGTGTCAGCTCTTTATACTTATGCTGTGCTAATAGGTCAGATCTAAATTCATTTAAGCACAGAACTAAATCTAATGCTTTAATGCAGCGCAAGTGTGCAGCCTTATCTTCAGGCAAATCTAAGTCAAATGTTAATGTAGCTTTCATCTACGTTATTGGTATAATTGATTATTGATATTTAACATTTACGATCCACAATAAAGGCAGTCAGGATCCTCTCCACCCTCACCTTCATTTAGTATTCTTTGGCACTCTTTGTCAATTTCTTTATCAGTAAAAGTAGGATTAAACATTTTCACTTGAGCCCTCAAAAAGTTATATTTATTATCAGTCATTTATAGTTAAGATTAGTAATATTAGTAATAGTTTAGTAAGATTAGTAATTAGC